AATATATCAAATAGAATTAGCTATGGCTCGTTCAGGTGGTAAAGCGGTGGTTTATGACACATCTCAAATACCGACAAATGTAGGTATGGATATGCAAACTGTATTATATCATTTAAAAACAGATGGTATTATACCTATTAACTCAAAAGATGAAGGTGGTCAAATGAGTAGTTTTAATCAATTTCAACAAGTGGACTTTACATTGTCACAATCTGTACAACAATTAATTAATTTAAAAATAATGTTGGAAGATATGGCTGGTCAAATATCTGGAGTAACAAGACAAAGAGAGGGAGCTGTAGACCAATATGAATATGTAGGTAACGTACAGAGAAGTGTGGTACAATCTTCAACAATTACAGAATCTTGGTTTTATTCACATAATGAAGTAAAGCAAAGAGTTTTGGAAAGATTATGTAATATAATGAAAATAGCTTGGGCGGGAGGTAAAAAAGCTGCTATGATATTAGGTGACGGAGCTTATAAATTTTTAAGTGTAATGCCTGATATAGCTTTACAAGATTTTGGTGTTTATGTAGGAGATAGCGGTAAAGATGATGCTATGAAACAAGTTGTACAACAATTAGCTCAATCTGCTTTACAGTCAGGAAATATAGACTTATTAAATATACTTAAAGTATTAAAAGCGGATACTATGACAGAAGCTGAAAAAGTACTTGAACAAGGTATGGAGCAAATGAAACAACAAGCAGCTGAACAACAACAGCAAGCTATGCAACAAATGCAAATGCAACAAGAGGCTGAAAAAGCTAAATTTGAAGAGGAAGCTCAACTTAAACAAATGGATAATGAAGCTAAAATACAAGTTGCAGAAATACAAGCTGAATCTAGATTACAAGTTGCTAGAATACAATCAGAAGATAAAAGAGACATACATGATGCCTCTGAAGAAGCGGAATTTTCTAAAAAATTAGCAGACTATGAATTGAACAAAGAAGGAGATTCTAAGGAAAATAAGAGGTCATTTTCTAGAAAAGAACCTCCATCAACAGAAGATAAGGTGAGAGCTAAAGAAAAGATAATAAAATAATTTGTATATTTGCAGAATAGGGAACAATAAAAATAAATAATATGTCAGAAGAAAAATCAAGTCTAGTAGAGGAAACAGTATCAGAAGCCTCAACTAAAGAAGAAAACAATTCAAAAGATTTCAATCCATTAGCATTTGTTGGTGATACAGAGGTAGCTGGAACATCTACAGAAGAAAAAACAGAAACAGAAATAGATGATGAAGGAGAGCCTGTAACTGATGAAGACGGATGGAAATGGGAAAAAAAGGAAGAAGAATCGGAAGGAGAAGAAAAAATAGAAGAGAATTATGAATGGGAAGGTTCGGAAAATACCAAAAATGAGGAAAACTTAGATTGGGAAAAAGTAGCTAAAGAATTAGGGATAGAAGGAGCTACAAAAGAAGAAGTAAAAGCAACCTTAGAAACTTTCGATAAGGATGAAGAAACAAAAACCGAAAAACCTTCTAGTCCAGAAATAGAAACGTTAGAAAATTACTTAACATATTCTAATAAAGAATTAGTTATAGAAGAGTTAAAAGCTGAAGGATTATCAGAATCTGAAATAGACGATACTATTGATAAAATGCAACGTAATGGTTTAATTACTATTAAAGGTAGAGAAATTAAAAGAACTATCAAAAAAGCAATTGAAACACAGAAAGAAGAATTGTCACGTACAATGACAGAAACAAAAGCAGCACAGGAAGCTAAAATAAGTGAAGCAAAAAAAGGTTTGCAAACTCACTTAAAAGATATGGAAAGATTCATGGGAGGTAAAGTTACAAAAAAACAGAAAGAAGAGGTTTATAGATTTGCTACTAAAGATATGGCAAAAGAAATTTGGGCAAGTCATGCCAATGTTGCAGACGTGGCTATGTTTCTGCTATATAAGGACCAAATCAAAGAAATTCTTCGTTCTCAAGGTCGTAACGAAGGTAGTAAGAGTCTAATGGACAAAATACAGTCGCCAAGCCTTAGTAGTGGGAAAAACCGAAACCCTTATCAACCTAAGGGCAAAGGATTTGACCCATCGGCGTTCATGAGCGAGTAGACAAAAAGTAAGACAAAGTCTGCAATAGTTGAAAGTTAATTGAGCAAAATAAAATAATGTTTAATTAATAAATTTAAAAAAAATGGCAAAAGTTTATACAGGTACCTACGGAAGTGGTACTACTGCTGAGAATGCTTTGAATACAGCCTTAATGCAATACCCAGAGATTGCAAGGACTTTAATTCAACAGTATCCTCGTTATGCTGCGACTTATCTTTTAGAAAGAACAGGTCGTTTCGCACAAGAGAAAGTCTTAGGTGACAACTCTTTTGAATGGAAAGTGATGGGAAGATACAATGCTCCATCATATTCTACGGGTTATGTTAAAGGAACATCTGCTGATACTTCTTGGACTAACTCATTAACATCTACTACAGGAACTGTTTGGGATGCTGCTGACGCAAATGGTGATACATTTGAAGTTCTTATTGACGGAACAGCTACTGGTAGAACTCCAGATTTCCTTAACAAATGGGATATGGTAAGATTCCAATCAGGAGCTACAGCTGTAGTTATTGAAGACCCAAGAGCTAATGATTCAGGTCAAGGAGCTTCTGGTGATAGAATTGTAAAATTTGAAATGGTAGACGGAGCTTCAAATTCTGCAGACGAAACTGATTTCGCTGATGAAGCTATTATCGCTTCTATTGGTTCTGCGTTCCCTAATGGTTCTGACGGAGCTGATGTAGGTGAGAATTGGGTATATCCTTCTACTCATACTAACTGGTTAACTACAATGAGAAAAAAGTGTACAGTTACTGGTAAGGATTTAACTGACGTTACTTGGATTGAAAATAATGGTTCAAGACTTTGGTACTTTACAAGAGAACAACAAATGATGGACGAGTTTATGTACCAACAAGAATTACAAAGATGGTATGGTAGAAAGTCTGTAACAGATACTACGGTTCAAAGACCAGGAGCTTACAGCTCATCTTTAACTGGTACTTCAGGTACTATGGGGTCTTCTGTAGTTTCAGGAGACGGTCTATTAGCTCAAATTGATTCTTCTAACCAAGCTTCATATTCAATGGGGTCTTTAACTGAAGATATTATTACTGAGTTTATCGCTAAATTATCATTAAACGCAACTGCTGCTGAAGGTAATGAGTGGGTTGTATTTACTGGTACTGAAGGTAGATTAGCATTTCACAAAGCTATGAAAGACCTTATTGTTGCTCCTTCTGGTGCAATGACTGGTGGTTCTATGGCTGGTGTAAATGGTGATGTTCATTTAGGAGCAAACTTTGCTTCATATAGTGCTTTAGGTAACAAAATTACTGTTGCTCACTGTCCTGTATTTGATGACCCTAACTTACACTCTACTGCTGGTGGAACTAACTCGTTTGGTGACAACAGACTTAAAGAATCTGCTAAGATGGTGTTTATGGACTTCGGAAAAACTTCTGGTATTTCTAACGTAGAGTTAGTTACTAAAGGAGCTGAAGGAGTAAACAGAAGCATGATTAAAAAGTATGTAGCTGGAATGGTAAACCCTTATGACCAAAAAGCAATGTTAGCTGCTAACGCTGATGACAAGTTTGAATGCCACGTGCTTTCAGAAACTGGAATCGTTGTTAGAAACCCATTGTCTTGTGGTATCTTAAGTGTTTCGTAATTGATTTAATAATTTGATGGAGGGAGGTTTCGGCCTCCCAATATCGCCTAAAAAAATAAAAAAATGGCAAATTATTTAGATATTTCAACAAAATCTGTTAATGCTGGACAAGGTAGACTTCCTAAGTTTAGAGGTCATATCTATCCAACAATAACAGTAACAACAAGCGCAAGAACATTATATGACTATGAAAGTGGTTCTATAGTATTTTTGACAATTTCTGGTAGTAGTGATGTAGCTGTTACATTACCTGCTGTAGGTCAAGCTGGACTTTGGTTCAGATTTATAGCGACAGCTAGTCCTTCTGGGTCTGGTGACGCTGTAATAACTTCTGCAGCTGGTGATGATATAAATTACTTTGAAGGCCCTGATGCGGCTGCAGATGGTAATTTAACTGCTGCGTCTGACACTGTAACATTAGAAGCCGCTGCTTTAGGTGGAGAGGTCATAGATTTCATTTCTGATGGAACAACATGGCACGCACATGGATATGTGGGTTCTGATAACGCAACGTCTACTGCTGGATAATAATAATTAATTGGTATACCTAGAAGAAATTGCTTAGCTGGGATACCTTAAACAATAACTTTAAAAATTTAAAAAAATGGCAATAAAATTTGATTTTAACAGATTGAGAACTGGAATTAAAAGTTTTCTAAAAATTACAGACGCTGCGGGCGCTGAAGTAGTACACTTACCAACATTCAGACAAGCGAGAAATGTTATAGTTGTCGGAGACGCAAACTATACAATTCTTGATGATGATTCAGGTGCTATAATTAATCTTAATACAGCTGCAACAGCCGACAGAACTATAACTTTACCAGCTGCAAATGCTGGTTTATATTATGACGTTTGCTGGTCTGTAGCTTCTGATGCACAAGCTACTATAGTAGAAGTTCCTTCAGGAGCTTTATTAGGTAGTGTTACAGCACAAAATGGTACTGGAACAACTATTGTTCAGTCTGATTTGACTGATACAAAAATTACAGTAAACGACAACATAGAACCAGGAACAGTTTTAAGTTTCTTTTGTGTTGACTCTACAAACTGGGTTTGTAGTGGAGTTGTAAACTCTGCTGACGCTGACCCTGCGTTTAGTTAATAGTAATTAATTTAGAGTTTCGGGGGGATTTATTCCCCCCAAAATTCTTAACTTTGTAAAACTATGGGAAACTTTATGGACTTTTTAAATAACTTAAATCCAGGCCACACAGAAAGGGCAGCTAAAGAATATGAAAAAAGTAAAAAGAATAGATTCAATATTGGTGGCAACTCAGGATTCAAATGGAAAACAAAGTCCGCTAATAAAACATGGATAGAAGGAGACAGGGTAATAAAGGAAAAAACGGGTAAAACTATACCTAAATATTAACAGGGAGTATTAATTAAAATTTAAAAAAATGAGACACATTGTATTGATTAAATCAAAAAATCCAGACAAATTCAATTACTGTAAATTTGGAACTTATACAGATAAAGAAGGAAGAATTAAAGAACTGGTAGACATTAATGGAAAAACAATAAGTGGTTACGAAATGTTTAACGCTGTTGTATCTTTAGATATTAATAGAGAATATGACAAAAGATTATATGAATTTTTGAAAGACCATCCATTAATAAAAGGAAAATTTAGTATTGAAGATGTTTCTAGTAAAGAACAAAAAAAGGCGGAAAACTCTTTAAAGAGCGCTCAAGCAATAACAACAGCTTCATCATTAACTGAGTCAGATATGAGAGACTTAGCTTTACTTATGGGTATAGATTCTAAATTAGAAGAAATGTTATTAAAAGCAAAAATTATACAATTTGCTAATGATAAGCCAGATATATTTTTATCACATCTAAATGACATAGATAAAGAACATAGAGTATTTTTAAAGAAAGCTTTAGACAAGAATATTTTGACTAAAGTAAATGGTGTGTGGAAACACAATACTTTAAATATAGGACTTACTGATGACCAAGCAATAGTATGGTTAAAAGATAATGGAGATACTTACGCTTTATTAAAATATCAAATCAGAACTGGTAAAATAGAAGAACCAAAAGAAGATGTGGTATTAGAAAAAGTAGAAGAACACTCAATGAGAGCAGGTACAGCAATATCAGAAATAGAAAAAGAAATTGATAATTTAAAAGCTAGTAAATAATGACAATAGTCGACGCATATATTTATTTAGATTTAATGTTAGATAAAGCTCAACAGCCATATTATACAGATAGTGAAAAAGATATTTTTATAAATTTATCAATAACAGAATTTTTAAACGAAAGGTATTCTATGATGAGAGCTAATCAAGATTATTCTGAAATGACTGGAGCTAGAGAAAGCGCAGACCAATCGTCTGCAAATGTAACTGTAGCGGGAAACTATTGTGAATTTAATACATCTTATCATCATGTAACATACGCTCATCTAAATGGAGTTGAATGTAGGATTGTGTCAGACGATGAGTTATCCGCTTTAAGAGCTAGTAATAATCCGTTTAAAGAGATTAATGCGTTTAATCCAGTATGTGCTACTACAACAACAGCGTCTGGTGTCACAAGACTTTATTTTCATTATACTCCATCAGGAGGAGCTTCCCCTGATTTTACTGCTGGCGACACTTTTGGGTTAAGGTATTTAAAACATCTTAACGTATCGGATTGGAATGATATACCAGAACATTATCAACATGATATTTTAAATGTAGTTGTCAGAAAAATGACAGCTAATATAGAAAGTAGTAATTACACTGTACAGGCGCACGAGGCACAACAATAGTTATATAACTTCAAAATTTTGCTCCCTGTGCAAAGGAAATAGGTCTAAACATTAATTTGTGTGGGCCTATTTCTGTTTTTGGCTATAAAATTTGTATCTTTGTAAATAATATAAAAATATGGCAACATTAAACGAAATAGCATATAACATAAAGGAATTATTGTCTGGAGGTGATGAAAATATAGAAAGTAGTATAAGTACTAGACAGATAAAACATTGGATACATTACCATAGAGTAAAAATTATAGAAGATAAAATAACTAATAATTATCCTATAGATAGAAGGTATATACAACCTTTATGTTCAAAAAATTAATATATGGTGGTGAAGATGATATCTTAGGTAATACGTCTGGTTATTCAAACTCTATAAAACATTCAGAAAGTTTTGGATGGTCTAATAATGATTATAATGGAACAGATTATCACCAGGGTACAGAGTTTAATATATTTTCAGTTACTGTAACTCTACCACATACATTAAATATAGGATTGAATGACGGTTTAACTGATATTAGATTAAGAAAAAGGGTTCGTAACATTGATACAACCAGCGTGGGAAGATGGATGGGATGGAATAAGTTACCACTAAAATCTAAAGATAACGCTTCTTTTGATTGGGCAAATAAGTTTACTAAGACAAACAAACCTTACGCTATAGCTTATAATAACATGAAAACAATAGGTGACGTTACAAGCGGTAATGAAGAAATGGCTCTAGAAATTTGTGGATTAAGATATCAATGTATAGAAAATAATGAAATACCTTCTGGAACAGCAACAAGATATTATGATTATTGGATAGATGTGTGGGGTATATTAACAAACCCAACAAAAGCTCAAAAAGCTGTAGACCAAGATACTGCTGGTAACACTGTATATGAAGCATTTGATGATAGTATAAGTCATTATCCTATAACTGAAGAAGATTTACCATTATTAATAAGTAGGGTAGCTGAAGTGGAAATGACATTACTATTGAAAACTCCTATTGATTTAGTAGAGGATAATGTAGATACAACAAAAATTAGATTAGGACAACAACAACAACAATAATGAGTAGTAAATATAAACATAAATATACACAAGTAAGAGAAATTTACAATAATGTAAAAAATGATTTATTAAAAAAAATAAATTATAGTACATTCTATAATATAGTTAAAAGATATTTTGAAATCGTTTTAAGAGATTTAGTTGTTAGAGAAGAAAAGATACATTTACCAAATAATATGGGATATGTATATTTAGATAAAAGAGAACATACAAGAGCTTTTCATGTCAGAATAGACCAAAAGGCTAGTAAAGAAACAGGAGAGTTAGTAAAATATAAGGTTCCAATACTTGATGATTTTTATCACAAACTAGTATGGGTGAGACCAAAGAAATATAAGAATTGTAAAATTATGCCATTAGGTATATATAAAAGAGTAA